GATGTAGCGGTCGATATCGCGATAGGTCGACTCGTACGCCGTTCGCTCGCTCTCCATCCGGCCTTGATCGGCGAGAACCTGGCGCACCCAATCTTCGTCTTGCTGTTCCATGCGACCCCCGCGATTGCGGCGGTGTTTCCCTGGGGAAACACCGCCGGCGATCGGCTTACTTGAAGACGATCATCTTGTCGAAATTGACTTCCTGGTTGCGCGGCACGCGAATGGACTCCGTGAACGGTGCCCAGGCGATCTGTTTGCCGCCGGCGAGCAGCGCCACCCCGCGCACCCGCGTATCGTCCGACGAACCCTTGAGCACGATCGGATCGCGGAGCAGCCAACCGCCCGAATGGCGATCGAACGACGTCCCGCGCACGTCATAGGGCGCGAACTCGAGCAGCTCGTTCGCGCCGTTGGAGAAGACCAGCTCGAGCGCCTGGTCGCCCGCCATGATCTTGTCCAACGGGCTTTGCTCGCCGTCGTCGCCCTCGAGCGGCGAGAAGTCGGCGCCGATCTTGCGCGCCTTGCTGGCGTCGCGACCCTTCGCCAGCGCGCCGGGATCGTTGCGCTTGCGCGCGTTCGCCAGCTTGGTTTGCGTGGAACGCACGTCCTCGAGCGCGTTGGCGAGCTTGGCGCCCAGGTCGACGCGCATCTTGTCGGCCGCGACCAGGAACCGCTGCACCAGGTCGGCCGCGCCCTCGCCGTCCTCCGCCTCGATCCCGAACGGCTCGCCGGCCTCGAGCACCAGGCCGCGGATACGCTCGACCGGCTCGACCGCCGACGCATCGCGCAACCGCTGTTCCAGCTCGGCGACGTATTCCGGCGTCAACCGGCGATCGTCGCCCTCGATCCGCACGTCGCGCACGACGTCAGGCGCCGCTTCCGGCGCATCGGGCGCCGGCGCGGCCGCAGCTGTCGACGTCGGCTCCGCACCCGTCGCGATCTGCGCGGCCGCGGCGGTGTCCGTTTCGCCGACAGCATCCGGCGCCGCGGCCGCGACGTTGGCCGTCGTCTGGTCGGCCGCATATTCGTCGTGCTCGTCGTCGGCCGGGGGATCGCCGGCGTTGTCGTCGGCGTTGTCGGCGCCTTCCGGCTTGACCGCCGGCTCGTCGCCGAGCCGCTCGATTTCGGCGAGCAGGGTTACGCGCTTGCCGCGCGTGTCTTCCGCGGCCGCGATCTTCTTCCTGGTCGCCGGCGTCAGCGCGGCCAGGCGCGGGATCACGTCGTCGACAGTGCCGTCGAGCAGCGTGTCGATTTCCGCTTTGGTCATCGTCGACTTGGCCGGCGCCGAGCCGCCACCGCCGCCCTGGTCATCCTCGCCGTCGCGCGCGATCGAGCAAAGCGACGGGCTGGCGATCGCCAGCGCCGACGTCGCGGCCAGTAGTGCAAGATGCTTCGTCATGGTTCCCGTTCCTTAGCCGAGTGTGGTCTTTCCGGTCGCCCCGGTAGGCTCGGCGCCGCCCGGTCCCGTCAACAGATCGGCTGCGCCGCCACGACGTCGACGCAGCTCGTCCGCTTGCGTTGCCTGGTCGCGCGCATCGTCGCGCGTGACGGCCGGCAGAGGATCGGGGGCCTTGCCCGGCGTCTTCAACAGGCCGAGCGCCTTGAGCGGCGCCGAAAGTATCTTGCCCGTAATCGCCATGCCTAAGCCCCCGCGTGGATATCGTAGTCGCGCACGTTCTTCACCCTTGTCGCCGGTGTCCTCTCGCCTGGATGACCCGTCGCGAAGCCGGCGACCGTGCCGTTGCCGTGCTTCGCGATGCCGACGCAGCCGTATTGCAGCGCATCGTGGACGTTCGCATAGTCGTTTTTTAGCGGCTTGTCCTGCCAGGCGCCGTGTCCACCCTTGAGCGCGACGCGACTGAACACGTACATGCCGGTGAAGCCGCGACGAAGCGTCTTGCAACGGACAGGGCAGATGCGGAGCGCCGGCTCGCCGCCCTCGACCAGGCGCATCATGGGCTTGCGGACGGCCTCGAGCCGATCGTCGATCCTGTTGCCAGGCACCGGCGCCGGCTTCACCTTCACCAAGTTGCCAGGCTCCCGGCCCAGCTCCTCGTTCAACCCTTTCTGGAAGTTTTGCCGCCAGCTCGGGTCCGCGCCTTGCGCCTGTTCGCCCGCCGACGCGGCCGGATCGCACCAGGCGACGTCGGCGACGGGGTTGTCGGGGAACTCCGCCATGCAGTAGCGCGCGACCTTGCGCCCGAACTCCGTCGCGCCGAGCTGCACCAGCTCCGTTTCGTCGTTGTCGGCGAAGTTGACGATTTCGCCCAGCACCCGCACCTGGCCGCGGTGGTCGCGTTGCATGATGACGGCAGCGGCCGACAAGTCCTGGTCGGTCGCGACGACGATCGGCGCGCGGGGGATCGGCGGTAGCTTCGCGTGTCTATGATCGAGCGCGGCGCAATGCAGCTCGTCGTTGTATTCGGGATAGACCGGCTGGCCTTTGCGCGTCGCGCCGAAGATACTATCGATGAACCGGCGCACGTAATCCGCCGTCGCACCGATCATCTGTTGCGCGTAGTAGCCGCGAGGCAGGTTCTGGATATTCTCGGGTGGCGGTTCCTTCGATCGCCCGCCAGGCTGGCGATAGAAGCCGACGCCGAACAGCTCGCCCAGGTCGGCCTTGATTTCTTCCAAGGCTTCCGGGTCGAGGTCGTTCAACCCTAAGTCCTGGTCCACGAATACTTCATAGGTCCAGTTTTCGACGTCGGGCGCGTTCATGTCCAGGATCACGCCGCGCCAGGTGCAACCGCCCTGTAGCGCGCTCGGATAACGCCCGACGCGCCCCATGCCGTAGGTGAACACCGCCTTGGAGAGTAGATCGCCCTCGTTCAGCCACAGGCCGGTCAGCTCCCAGCCGCGCATGACGTCCTCGACCTTGTTCTCGCCCATCGCGGCGAACAGGACGGTAATCTCGATGCGGCCGTGACCAGGCACGACCATGCGAACGGTGTGTTCGTAGGGCGCCTCACCGTTCCAATCGCCCATTGTCTTTGGGAACCAGGAGAACCAGGACGCCAGCGCGGTTTTCTTGAGCTGGGGGTAGGTGTCGCGGATCACGCCCCACTTGGCGCGTCGCACGCCATCGGGGCCGGGGTTCTGCCACAGCGTCGATTGCACGATCTTGCGGATGCAGGACGTCGTTTTCGCGCTGCCGACCGGCCCCATGATGCCGGTAATCAGCCGCTTGTCCCACACGAAGGCTTCCGCCTTCGGCCCAACCGGCTTCATGAGTGCGGCGACGGCGTTCACTCGCCGGCGATCCCCACCGCTTTACGAAACTCGGCGCGGGAAATGATCCGCCGCGTTCCCTTCTGGACCATAATCTCGCCCGATCCGATACAACTACCGGGGGGTGAATTTAGCCCACCCTTACCGACACCGCCGCATGTTGTGCAGTTGCGGCCGTTGTCCCGCACGCCGTATCCGCCACAGTCCGGGCACTCGCGGAAATCAATCTCGAGCGAGGTCACTTGCCGATCAGCTCCCGCATGTCGACGACGAGCTGGTCAGCCGCGGCCGCGGCCGCGTGCAGCTCCACCGCCCTCCGCTCGATCGCGTCGGATATCAGCCGATAGTCGAAATCGTCGATCGAGCGGTCGCCGGCGATCTTGTGCGTCATCGCGCGACGGCCTACACCGATCACCGCGCCGAGCTTTTCAGCCCCGCCGATGCAGTCTTTCGCTCGGTCCAGCAGCAGCAACCGCCGAACCGCCGTCGCCATCGCCGACCGACCGTTCCCAGGTGTGGGAACAGTCACTTGCGCGCCGCCATCGCTCGACGCTGGTGGCGGTTCGGCGTTTCGACCGGCGGTTCGTAGGCCAGGCGCTCGAGCATGTCGGCGGTTTCCTCGAAAACGGCCATGTCGACCCGCACCTGGCCGGGTTCGCCCTTGGCGACGCGCTCGAGGTAATCGGCCGCGGTAATCATCGGCATGTAGGGTTGATGTCCGCTCGCCATCCACCGGACTTCCGCCGCCACCCGCATCAGCGTGGCGTTGTGCTCGAGCGCCAGGCGTGCGAGCGTCTTGCTGTCGAGGCGGGTAATCGCACGCAGCGCCTCTACCGCGATCAGCACGTCGTTCCGATCGATCATTCCCGCGCCCAATCCCTTGCACCCGCGCCCGTTTGCGGCTTACGACGATGCCTCCCGGCGATCGGCGTTGTCAATCCGCCAACCGCCCACACCCCAGCCCCTGTGGCGAACTTTTTTCTTAGCGCGTTTCCGGATGGCAGACAGGCCGCAGGGGCGGCTTTTCGCCAGAAATCGCACGCGTGTCGCGCGCTTGGGTGCGAGGGACCGGGCGCGCGGCGGCTTGGGGGGGGTGCCGGGGGGTCGGCCGCGGCGCCGGCGATCGACCAGGGGGGAGGGGGTCGGCGACCGTCCCGCAGGGGCCTAGACCTGGGCCGATTGCCGCCGATCGCCCCCGATCCTGCCCTTGCGGCGCGCCCGGATCGGACGCGCCGCTTGGCTCTACCCTATTCGGACGGGTCCGCCACGATCTGCCCGCCCTCGATCGTCACGCCGGCCCAATCGATCGGCTCGTCGCCGTTCCGCACCTGGTCGGCGATCGCGTCCAGCTCCGCCGTGCCGACGCCTGGCGCGCCGGCCATGATGAGCACCACGTCATGCTTCTCGCGTAGGTCGACCGTCACCGGCTGCTTGCCCTCGATGTAGGGCAGCAGCTCCGTCGCGGCACGGATCGCCAGCGTCGCGGCCTCAAGCTTCGTGCAGTCGAGCTGCGCCGCCAGCGTCTCGACCGGCGTCGAGTAGGCGCGTTGCAGCGCGATCGCCGGATGCGGCCCCAGCGCCAAGATTTGATCGCGGAACTTGGCGTTGCGCCGGTTCAGGCTGTTCTTTGGCCGACCTCGGCCGCGCCGTTCAGCGACGGCGACGGCGGTCGCGGCGTGTCTTCCCGGCACCTGGTCGCGGATCAGCTCGAGCTGTTCAGGATCGGCCAGCACCGCCAGATCGCGGGCCTGGTCGAGGTCGCCGGACAGCGGCGAGGGATGGTCAGCCATAAAGCACCCTAGTTTATTCCCGCGCCGATCGCGGTCGCGGTCGACCCTACCACGCCGCCCCTGGCCTGGTCGAATGTTCCCATGTTCCCAGCGCGGCGAGACATGGGAACACGCTTGGGAACAGCGCTAAACCATTGATCGCGCGAGACTTCCTTACCTATGTTCCCATGTTCCCAGGGATATCTCTATCGGTTCACATGCGCGCGCGTACGCGAGCGAGACACTACGCTATGACCGTGGGAACACGGGAACATCGCCGGTTTGTCGTGTGATTTCAGCGGGTTGCATGTTCCCCGCGTTGGGAACATCGCCGGGAACATGGGAACTTCCCCCCGACCCCTGCCGAGCCGCAAACCTGGCTCCAATTCTGCTTGAAAGCAAGGGGCCTGGGACAAACAGGCTTGGAGGGCCGCGGGCGCAACGATCCCACCACCAATCGGGCCTGGGCGAGCGTAGGAAAGGCAGTGCTCGAGCCGGTCGCGCCGGCTGCGCCGTCGCTGCTCGAGCGCGTCACGCCTGACGGCGTGATGATGAAGGCGCGGCCGCACCAGGCGAGGCGCCGTCCCGGCGCATCGCCTTGGCCGCGCGCGTTGACACCCGTAACCACCGTCCCAAATAATTACGGGACGTCCTATTGACTGTCCCGCAAGGGTTCGCATATAGGACGGGTCATCAAACAGGAATGGAGCTGTTTTCATGGACCGTAAAGCTATCGCCCACGCACTCGCCAAGGCCCAGGCGTACCGTCAATGCGGCAAGCAAGCCGAGTGTGAGGCTTGGGCGCGCCGCCTGGTCGGGCTGCTCGAGTGCGCCGAAATCCTCAAGCCGACCGCTTAACCTCTCGCTAACCCGAACGTCCTACAGGAGTATCCGCTATGAACCGTCGCTACATCACCGCCGCTGACACCGCCAAGCTCGCCCGCGCCGCCCTCAAGGTCGCGTTCCCCGGCGTCCGCTTCTCCGTTCGCACCGACAGCGCGATCCGCATCGATTGGATCGACGGCCCGCCGCTCGAGGCGGTCGACAAGATTGTGAAGCGCTACGCCGGCAGCTACTTCGACGGCATGAGCGACTATCAGGGCAACATGTACCACACGCTCGACGGCGAGCCGGTCAGCCTGGGGTCGTCGTTCGTGTTTACGTCCCGCGAGCTGTCCGCCGACGCGCTCGAGGCGGCGATCGCCAAGGCCAGCGCCGCGGGCGCCTACGGCGTCGAGGGCCTGGGCGTCGAGCGCTATACGAACTGGAAGAACAAACCGGCCGCGCGGCTGACGCTCGCCGCCAGCCACGGCCACCAGGTCAGCACGCCGGGCGCGGGATCGTTCGCGCACCCAATGGCGGCGCTTGCCGCCTGGTTCGACCTCGATC